ATACGATGTATCAGAAGTTCCTCAAGAACCTGAAAGTGATGAACCCGCACCTGCGGGTGGTGGGCCTGACGGCTACGCCATACCGGCTCGACTCCGGCCTTCTGTATGGCGGTGATGACTCGCTCTTTGACGGCCTGTCTTATGAGGCTGGCGTTCGCGAGATGGTTGAGAAGAAATACCTGACGAAGCTCGTATCAAAGCAGCCGAAGACGCGATTGGATGTCAGCGGAGTCAGCACCCGAGGTGGTGAGTTCGTAGCCGGTGAACTGGAGCGTGCGGTCGATCGCAGCGATGTGAACGAGGCAGCGGTTCGCGAAATCGTGAGCTTCGGAGCCGAGCGAAAGTCATGGCTGATCTTTTGCTCAGGCGTGAGCCACGCCACGCACATCGCCGAGCTAGTCAGGAAGTATGGTATCTCCTGTGAAACAATATTCGGAGACACACCCGATGCCGAGCGCGATCGGATTGTGCGTGACTTCAAGGCAGGCAAGATCCGCTCTATTGCATCTATGGGCGTGCTCACGACCGGCTTTAACGCGCCTGCGGTAGACCTGCTCGCCTTGCTACGCCCGACCCAATCAACCGGGTTGTATATACAGATCATGGGTCGCGGAATGCGCAACTACCCCGGCAAAGAAGATTGTCTCGTGCTGGACTTCGCCGGTAACGTCGCTCGTCACGGGCCGGTGGACCGGGTCAACCCCAAGAAACCGCGCAAGACCGATGAGGCAGGCGAAGCTCCGACTAAGACCTGCCCAGAATGCGATAGCATCGTTTTTGCGGCGCTCACTGAATGCCCCGATTGTGGATATGTCTGGCCCCCTAGAGAGCCTGAGATTGAGCGTACGGCGACGACGCTACCGGTGATGAGCACTGCCATCCCGAGCCAGTGGGTCCCAGTTAACTCTGTTGCGTACAGACAACACGTTAAGCCCGGAAGCCCTAACAGTCTGAGAGTCGAGTACCGCTCAGGCATGGTGGTTTACCGGGAATGGATCTGCCTTGAGCACAAGGGATTCGCACGAGACAAGGCAATCAAGTGGTGGATGGATCGCATGACCGGGCCGGGAGTCATCCCGACCACGACAGTAGATGCTATCGGTAAGGCGAATTCCTTACTCAAACCTGCCGAAATTAAGGTTCAGAAGAATGGCAAGTACACGGAAATTGTCGGTTTTCGGTTCGTGCAAGATCTGCAAGAGACAGGCTAGAGGGTTCCTCTTCATCCCTCAACGCGGTCATTCGAAAAAACCTGCCCAGTTTTGTTCGATTAAATGCATGGATAACTACATGATCGACAAGTCACCCAACGAAAAGCTTGCGCTCAACGAAGCCTCCGCAGCAGCGGGAGTCTTCATTGAGGCGACTGGTAACTATGACTTCACGAAGTTCACGCCGGATCAGTTCGATGAGTTCATCGAAGCGATCGTGACCGCCTACGTGGATTCACTTCAGGCTCAGCGAGTCGATGCCGAGGGTGTAAGATTCCCCTAAACCTCTTTACCCCGGAACCAAGCCTTACCATGTTCGACGACGCACAGTTCCGGCTGAAGCATCTTACCGCCCACAAAAGTAAGAACGGCAAAGCCCGATGCCCAGTTGACCGGGCCAGCCTCGGTGTAGTTGAACTGCGGCCCATATGGCTCCGCAAGCGTCCCGGTGTCTACGCCGTATCGGCGACCGCGATAATCCGCCCACGGCGTAACCTGAAGCTTGTGGAGGTGCCCGTGGACATAGGACACCCCAGCCTTGAGGGTTGAGTTGTACGAGGAGTGAATGCCTCCTCCGACCGGACGGTGCCGTATACAGACCCAGCCATCCTCTTCGCGGTTCAGATGCAACGCCCAGCCAGCCTCCCAACGCGGGAGATAGTCGAGCAACGTCGTACCTACCATCTCTTCAAACTCGCCAGCTCGACCAGACAGGTAGTTCTCAAATCGACTGTCGTGGTTACCAATGGTGCGGATTAACTTGGCACCTTGAGCGGCTCTTTCAATCTCAGCGCAGCGATCCTGAACGGTGTGAATCTCGTCCTTCAGCTCGGGCTGCTTTTCCCACATGATCCGAGCGTGACGGCTAATGCGAGCGCCATCCAAGATGTCGCCATTGAGCACCACCATTGCAGGCTTTAATTGCTTGGCTAACTTACAAAAGGCTTCGTGTCCGGGGGTAACAATACCGGGCCAGTAATGCGCGTCCGATGCCACAAGAACCACGCCATCGTGCAGCTCGTAGTCCATCACATGCTTGTAAACCTTAGAGCGATGCTCTGCGATTTTATCCAGTATCTGCCCTTTTTGTGCTCGCCAGCTATTTCCTAGGCCTTTACTCTCAGACGGCAGCGATATGCCGTATCTGATTTCTATGGTTCTTCTTCTGGCTCGGATGGCTCGTACATCCATCTTGAAGAACTCTGAGACTTTACTGGCGCTCTTTAGTTTTTTCCAAGCTTCGATGAATTCAGAATCATTTACCTTTGTCGGCACGATCCACCTTTATGCCTAGTTCTTTGCGGCGCTTGTTGGTTGCTTTATCGTCCCGAGATGCACGCCATTCCAGATGGCCATCTACAAGCCGATACTCTTCCTTGTGAACCAACGCACAGTCACAGCACTCCGAGTGTGTGTACCCACGGACCCGGTACCATATCCCGTCTTCTATTTGGACTGGAATGTACTTGTCCTTCTTTTTCATGGGCTTGACTCTACCTGTTTGCGTAACGCCTTAGCAAGAGTTCCTCGGCAAGAGTGTATCCACCACGAGCCTTCTTGATCCTTTGAGCTTCCATTTGGTGAAGCTTCTCAGCGTAGGCGGTGGACTCCTCGGGAGTGCTAAAAACGCCAAGATGTTTTCCGGTTTTCAAATAATGATTAATGGCTTCTTTCTCTGAAACCACGCGCCCGTTAATTACCGTTGGTATCAGGACTTCCTTTCCATTGATGTTAACGCCCATAGATCTTACGGTGCTGTAAGTTCCATCAGCGTTACGGACTGCTGGCAGTTTTGAGACATCAATGTTGCCGGGTTCAACCAATCCGCCCTCAGCCATTCCCTCAGCCTGAGCAGTCGGCATCAATCGCGCCAATACCTGATCAGCATACTCGCCTACGGTCGGAGCCTTTGGATTTTTTTTGTCGCGCTGCTCTCGGCGAATGCCGCTCTTAGTAACAGCTTTAGGACCGCCGTAGTATGCAGCAGCAATCTTTTCAGGATCGTTATCATAACGGCGAGCCAGATCCTGAATGAGCACAACACCAGCCTGAGCTAAGTGCGAGACGTTATCGAAGCTATAGTCCTCCGGTAGCATTCCGGCATCTTTCATATTGTCAAAGGTATCCTTCGTAACCTGCATCGGACCCTTTGCACCAGCGTAATTCTGTTTGCTAGTATCCACCTTTCCAGAAGAAGACTCTTGCTCGTAAATAGACTTAATGAGTGGAGCTAAATCCCCAGCATCGCGTTCCGCAATGATGCTATCAATGTCATAAGACTGCTCTTCGGCTGCGGGTTCAGGCTCGCTACCGCTCTCAGCAGATACGACCTCCTCTTCCTCAGCCTGAGAAGGCTCTTCACCTGCTGGCTCAGCCCCTTCATCAGAGGCAAAAGCCTTATAGATAGCATTAGTAGTGACAGCTCCAGTGCCCGGCTTAATTCCAAGGTTACTAAGAGCCTGATTAGCAAGGCGCTGAGCACTCATAATGTCGGCTTCATTATCAATGCGCTTCTGGATCGAAGCCCCTCTGGCTCCGGTCTGATCAGAAATGATCTTACGAAGCTCGGTTTCTATTCTGTCCGCAACTTCTTTCTTCTTGGTAGCAAAAGCGTTCTTGGCAGCTTTGCGGCGCATCAATCCGCCAGCAATACCAAGAAGACCACCAAGCGGAGAGTCAAACGCCAGCTCGGATGCACCGTAGCCGACCGCAGCCAAGGCGGCGGCTTGCGAAAGTCCAAGCGATGTATCTAAAGGAATCTTGTTCGCAGCCTCGCTGATATCAATCAGCGTTTGCTCGTCAATCTGATTCCTTGCTTTTATCTTGTCTTGAGCAGCAACGCGAATGCCTTCAGCTCTCTTGAACGCTGCATTTGCAAGTTTGATTTCCAATCTTTCCTGCGCTCGACCAGTCTTGATCTTTTCAAGGCCGGAGGTTGCCGTTTCAAACTCAGCGCGAGCAGGAGCCGTAGCCTTTTCGAAAGACGCGGCTTCATCCTGAAGACGCTTCTTTGCAGACGGAAAGGCATTCAAGAAGTCGTCGTACTTCTCAAGTACTTTCGTGTACCCGGTAGCTTTACCTCCAGCCTTGCTGACCAGCGCCTCAAGCACGACCTGCTCAATGTCTTCTTTTCCTTCGTTGCCGACAAACTTCAGCAGGTTATCAGCATTGCTCTTGCTCGGGTTATTAAGCAAAGCGTCGAGCACGGATTCAGGGTTAGCCTGAAACTCTTCTTGGCTAAACTTCTGAAAACCAGTAGCCTTCTTACCGACCGTGTTGACCTTCAAGAAGTCGAGCGGCTCGGAGGCTTCAGCGTAAGCTTTGTTGTAATCAAGATATCCCGGCGAAAAATCGTCAAGAACAGAATCTATTTTTTCAAGCAACGCTTTTCTGGTATCCCCAGTAATAGCCTTGAATCCAGTTTCAGCAACGCCCGGATCTCCCGCCGCAATACGGCGTCGAAGCTTAACAAGCTTGTCAAACGTAATGTCAACAGGCTCAAGCCTACGAACAACAGCCTTATTTCCGGCTTTATCTATAACTGTTTCAGAAATTCGCTGCTTCGGAGTTACATCGCGAAGGACGTTCTTAAATGCTTTGATTTCTTCACGATCAAGCTCAGATTTTCCAACCCGACCAACACCACGATCGCGCAAATATTTAACAAGGTCCTGAAACTTTTCAGTCTTGTTGATGAACTCACCAGCCGCTTCCATCTCTTTAGCAGCGGTGAACACCGGAACTTCATCTCCGGATTTAAACTTACCGATCGCTTGAGTGCGATCATCCAAGTACTTCTTACGCGCAGCCATGACGGTGTCGCGCAATCGCTGACCAAGCTCCTGCTTACCGCGAGTCGGAGTCAGCTCAACGGTTTCAAGGGCCTTAGCTTCTGCCTCTTGAGCTGCTTTCTTCTGAGCAATCAAAGCCTGACGCTGCTGTTCGCGAGCAGCCTCAGCAGCAGCTTGACGGGTTTTAAGAGCGGCAAGCTCCTCTCTACGAGTGGCTTCTTCCTGCTGAGCTTTAGCAACAGCAGATAGCTCGTCTTCGCTAACCTTTGGCCCAAGGCGCTGAGAGATTGCTAGGGCGGCGCGTTCTTGCTCGGTTACCGGAGTAGTAGGCAATCCGGTAATGCGATCAGCGAATCGATCTCGCATGGTGCGAGAGAAGTCTATTCCACGACGAACAAGCGGAGCCGCAGCCTCGCCTGCCAAGCCAAGACCGCCTTCCACTACGGCAGCGGACTCACGAGGGCCAAGACCAAGGACGCTCATCTGCTCACGATCTTCGGAAGCAGACGGAGTAACCGCATAAGCCTGACCAGCCTGACCCGCAGCTTGAAGAAGAGCACGAGTAGCAGCACTAGCAGCGGGGATCTTGGAAACGACCTTTGCCGTAGTTGCCGCTGGAACAATCTGCGGAACAATCTTTCCGGCTTCGTAGCCCTCTTGACTCGGGGCTTGAGCGGCAAGAGAACGCTCCTTCTCCCGAAGCCAACGGGTGACTGCATTCTCACCGCCAATACCAGCGATGCCGGTAGCGATGTCAAGCAACCCACCGGGCAAGCCCAGAAGACCGCTAGCGCCACGACGGACATCTACGTCTTGCGGAGTGCGGATATCTCGTGGCAGCTCGGGAGTAAACCGCTCCTTAGTAGCAGCCGCAGGAGCCGGAGCGGCAGTCTTTGCTCCGGTAAAATCACTGTAAAGCGCCGCAATCTCCTCATCTGAAAGAGGCTCCGGAGAGGTAACCCGTTTACCCGCAATCGTGTAAGTAGGCATTCGGTCTTACTCCTCAACCTCAACTTCAATGATGCGATCGCCGACTTTAATTTTTTTCTTGTATTTCTTTTTAGGTTGCCCCGGCTTTTGCTCGCTTGGCTTGGCGGCAGCAGGCTTCGACTCTTCCTGCTTCGGCAACGGCTTGCCAGCCAGAATGTCTTGAACGCTCATGCCAGCATCAAGCTTTTTGGTGTCCTCATCCGTAAGCAAAAGCTTATTCGGATCAAGCTTCGCAAAGTCAAAGCCATCAGTTGTTTTATTTTTTGCAAAGTAGTCAAACAAATTTTGTCGCAAATTTGTGACATTTTTAATTTGCGCCAAGAGAAGCTGAACACGAGCAAGGTTTTGTTTTTCAGTAAGTCTTGGGTTGTAAGCTCTCTTAATAAGTTCCTTCGCTTCAAGCTGAGCAAACTGTCCACCCAAGATAGACCGTAGGTCTTCTTGAACCACAGACTCAATAACGTCCTTGACGTTCTGCGCTTCTGGATAGAAAGCGGATGCCGCAGTTGGCATGTTTTCAACAATGAAGCCTTCAACCGGCCCGCTGACGTCTGTTCTGGTAGAAAGGTCGGCAATAGCATTGTTCAGCTTTGTAACTCGGCTAGAAGCAGCAGATGCTCCGCCCATGATCCACTTGCCGTAATCTTCGCCAACTATTTTATCAACGGCCTTAACACCAACAGAAGGCTCTGCTGCCTTTGGAGCTTCAGGCTTTCCACGAGTCAGATAGTTAATTCTTTCGGTTATCTCTCGACGACGAGGATCTGTAATATCTAAAGTATCGCGATATTTCTGAAGACGAATAATTTCGTCATCTTTTCCAGCCGCCGTTGGCTTGTACTTACCCATAAGCTCAGTAGCAAGCTTCAAGCGATTGTAGTCGCGCTCCTGACCATACTTGGCTGAAAGCTCGTCAAGCTGAAGTAACTTCTGCTGTTGTTCAAGCTTGGCTTTCTCTTCTGCTGCCTTCTGGGCAGAGCCAAGCTCTCCCACATCGCGCAGGAAAGTAAAGAGATTACGACGCTCATAGAAGCGCGGATCATTAGACTTGCGCGGAGCAGTCAGCACAGAACCAAGCTGCTGAAGATACTGACTCCGGCTCAGCTCGGTCGGTTGAGACAACAGAAGGTCCTTAGCCTTTTGAATCTGATCAATCTGATTCTGGTAGGAGCCTTCGTAAGCTTTCAGAGACTGTTCATACTCCCGTCGAACACGCGCAGGAATGTACGAAAGCCCGCCAGCTTCAGGCTCCTCATCGGCCTGAGCGTCTTCTTCGGCCTGAACTTCCTCGTCTGTCTCTTCTTCGTCAAGAGCGGGGTCGTATGGCAAGCCAAGCATTTCAGCGACTTCTTTTTTCATAATCAGCCACCAACCTTCAAGAGGTCATTAATGCTGTCAGTAATAGAGCCATAGTCATATTTCGGAACGGTGCCGCTAGCGGAACTAGACGGGAAATATTTTCTATATTTCTCCAAAAGCTCTCCAATGCCAGTGGCTCCGGTAATTGCTTTTTCAATTGCTGACGCTCCACCACCCTGAGCCGGAGTCGTAGTGGACTGCGTAACCGTCGTTTGCGGCAGTCGAACGCCTTGAAGCACATCGGCCAAAAACTTGACTTGCTCTTTCGGATATTGCTCTTGCTTGAGAAAGTCTTGATAAGCCAGATCCAAGTTCGCCTGCTGCATAGCGCGTTCTTTTGCGCCAACGCCGGTAACAGCTTCTGCCCCGCGAAGCCCAAGACCTTGAGCGGTTTCACCTAGCATGGAGTACTTGGACGCAAGGTTCTGAAGATTGGCCGCATCCTGTTGGGTAAGTTGACCCTTCGACTCTGCGATACGAGCCAAGTTGGCAGCATCCTGCTGAGTAAGCTGACCCGTTGCTCTTCCAATGTCTGCCAAGCGAGCAGCATCTTCCGAAGTAAGCTGACCCATCTTCGCGCCAATGTCGGCAACGCGAACGCCGCTTTCCAGAAAGCGATTAAGATCAGCAGTACTAAGCTGACCAACCGTTCCTGCCAACTGAGCCAACCGACCTACATCCTGACCGTAGATGTCCGCAGCCTGACCGTAGCCAGCCTGAAGCGCCTTAGCTTGCTCAGCCAGAATAGCCTCTTGCGTGTCTCGCAACGCCCGAGCGCCAAACTCACCCATGCGAGTGCTGCCCGGACCGACGCTAAACTGACCGGCTCCGATGAACTCTTGACCGATGGCCGGGAGATACTTCTCCTGCAACTGGCGAACACCAATGTCGCCCATCTGCTCGACCACGTTCTTGAGATAGGGACTCATGTATTCCTGAGCCGCCTGCGGGAACGTCCGAGACGCTGCCCCCAAGAACGGTTGCGCTGCCGTTAAAGCCGAAGCCTGCCCCGCTTGCTGAATAGGAGTCAGAGCCTGCGTAAACATCGGCTGAGCGGTAGATAGCGCAGACATGCCTGCTGATTGAGTCAAGTACGGGGCTGCTGCTTTAGCGCCCTGCATTCCCGCTGCTGTTGCAAAATCCCCGGCTGCGGCACCCATCCCGCTCATTCCACCGGCTTGACCCAAAGCAGCACCGGCTTGGTTTAGGAATGGCTGATAAGCACCCGCTGCCGCTTTAGTCTGCTCAAAGCCGGAGAGTTCGGTCGGGGTAAACCCAGCAACCCGAGGGCCGGTATATTGAGCATACGGAAGGTTAGCAACGCCCTGAGCGCGACCCAACATGTCTGTGGTGTACTGGGTGTACCACTCTGGCAATTGAATTTGGGTACTGCTGCTTGTGCTACCCGGTGTTGGGGCGCTGCCCTCAAACAGAAAGTCTAGAACACCCATTAGGTCAACCCTCCGCCCATGTACTTATCGGGCGACTTTGCGTTTGGACTAATCCGGCCACGCGATAGGGCACGACCCTTGTGCTTTCGGATATTAGCACGGAACTTATCCATGCGCCGAGCACCCTCCTTGGTCGAGCCGTCCCCCAGCAAAGCCAGCGTTTCAGCATCAATCACGTATTCCCCGTCGCTCAGAAGAGCCGGGATCTTGTCTTCCCGTCCCGAGCCGGGACCATCCACATAGCGGGAACTCTTGGAGCCACCCTTGGCGTAGCCGGTCAAACCGCCCGTAGCCATTCCCGGTTCAACAAAAAGAGGGGTTGGCCCAACATAAGTAGGGGCTGCTAATGATACTACTGGAGACTCTTGATCAGGAGTCTTAGCAGGCGGCAGTTCAGGCTGTACCGGCTTCTCAAGTTGAGCCGTGTAGTCAAAGAACTTTGCTTCCGGTCGGGTACCGTAGGTGTAGTAATCAATGTCCGGACTCAACTGCTGACGAGCATAGGTGTACTTCGGCAACGCGCCGCCCATACCGCCGCCAGTGCCAATCCCAGCACCACCTGTTGGGGCTTTAGGAGCTTTAGAAAATGCCGATCCCAAAGCGCCAAGCAATTTAAGGGCATTCTCAACGCTGCCGTATTTATCTATAAGATCCTTCAAGAAAGAGCTAGAAGGAGTGGTAGAAGCGGCGGCAAGATCAGCCTGAATTTTGTCCAATTCCTGCTCGGTCTTAGACGGCTCTTTCAGTTCGCCAGTCAAAGGATCAACCTTAGGCTGAGTAAAGCCCTGCACCAATTGGGCAGCGGTAAGACCACCAACCCCAATCCCAGCAAGGTCAATCGGAGTAGGCTTGGTTCCCTTAACCACAACTTCTTCTACCGGCTCACCTTCAGGCGGAAGCTCTTCATACGGGCGAAGAGTAGGTTCAGTGAAACCCTTTAACAAATCTGCTGCGGTTAATCCTCCAGCCCCAATTGCTCCTAAATCAAGAATACCGGGCTGATACTTACTGCCGGTAACAACAACCTCATCAAGCCTGTCTTCAAATGGCTCTTTGGTTTCTTCAGGAGACGGCTCTGTCGCTGTCTGTTCGTATGGACGAATATCTGGCTGCGTATAGCCCTGCAAGAGTTGAGCAGCAGTTAAACCGCCAGCACCAACGCCAGCAAGATCAATCGGAGTAGCTTTGCTACCAGTTACAACAACTTCTTCCTCAACAGGGGCTTCTGTTTCGAGAGGAAGCTCCTCATAAGGGCGAAGCGCAGGCTCTGTATATCCACGAAGCAAATCAGCAGCACTTAATCCGCCTGTTCCAATCGCAGCCAAATCAAGAACGCCCGGCTGGACTTTGCCGGTTTGAATAAGAACTTGCTCCAGATTATCTTGCGCAGGTTCTTGTTTCGGTTGCTCAGCAGGCTCAACTGCTTCAGGCTGACCATAAATATCGGTCGGAATATCGCTTACACCCTGCATCAAATTAGTCGATGCAAGGCTTGTCGGAATTAAACCCCGAAGCGCCGGATCAAGCGCCCGGTTCCCAGTAACAACAACTTCTTCAAGCGGGGCCTCTGGGAGAGGTGTAGTCGTTGAAGCGGTAGTCGCTCCGCCGCCAGAGCTTATCGCTGATCCTGCGCCAAGAGCACCTGCACCCAACGCCGCTAACTGAGCGCCAGTCAAACCCGCGCCAGCAACAATTGGGAACGTAGCAGTTCCAAGACCCGCCGCGCTAACGGCACCCGGAATTAATCCGCTTGGAATGACGCCAGTTAATGCGCCGGCACCAGTGGCTCCGGCAGCAGTAGTTCCGCCAGCGGCAGTAGCTCCGCCAGCAGCAGTGCCACCAGTTGTACCAGCACCAAACAAGCCGGGGATAGCCGTTGCACCCATCGCCGCAGCCGCAAGCGCAGCCAATTCTTTAATGGGCAGCTTGCCAAGAAGCGTTTCTTCTTTCTTAACGCCAAGAGTTGGGTCAGCGTAACCAGCCTCTCCGCCAAGGGCAGCGACGTTGCGCTCAATGGCCTGCTCTTTCTTGAACTCGTTACCCGGTCCCAAGTAACGCTCTTCAAATACCTTTTGAGGCATTTCGTTATAGAACTTGGTGATTTCTTGAGCGTCCATCGGACCGCGCAACATCTTCATCTTGTTGGGGTCAACGAGATTCCCAATGAAATCACCGCCAAGATCTTGCTCAGCCTTTAGAGCCGCATCAAACGCACCACGAAAGTCATCAGCCTCAAGCAAGCCGCTAATGCGATTCAATGCTTGAACGCGAGGGTTCTCTTGCACCGCAGCCCTTTCGGCAGCAGTAATCTCAGCCGGACGCGCAACTTCCTGAAGAGCGCCAGCCATTTCTGGGGTTACTTCAAAGTCAATCGCAGGACCAGAAGGCGCGGCCTGAGGAACTCTAATACCGGTTCCCATCGGAGCAGACGGAGCACCTGTTGCGCCAGTAAATCCTTGCTGAAGAAGACCCGGCTCAAGCGCCATCTTTTGCAGCTCTTCTGTCTTACGAAGGTTTGCAAAGAGTTGATCAAGCGCCCCCATGTTAAGGCCAGTACCTTGAGGAACATCAGCCCCTTCTACAAAAAGATTGTAGTTGGGTTGAGGTTGTTCACTGTAATAAATCTGCGGCTCTTCGCTGTAATAAATCTGTGGTTCTTCGCTGTAATAAATCTGTGGTTCTTCGCTGTAATACAGTTCTTCAGGCAAACCGCGATCTGCCGGTACAGCCTCATCTACTTCACCGCCCTCAGCGTAGCCTTGAGACAAAGGCCCATAGACCGTCTCTTCAGCATTCGGGATCGTGCCGTAAGTGTAGTAGTTAGCCATAGTTCACCTAGTCCAAAACTTGATAGAAGCGAAGCGCCCATTCGCGCCAGTCATCAAACTGATAAGGCGACGGAGGGTTTTGCTGCGAGATACCATTAATACCAATAATGCCTGCCGCCCAATTCTGCCACTCAGACTCTTTCTCAAGCCGAGCAATAGGACCGTAGCCCTCAAGATCAAAGACTGTGTAATCAGCCCAGTCCTGAAGCTTGTGATAGCGCGGGTCTGTCAGCAGGCTCATGGATTCTCTCCGAGCACCGTACCCGTAGCCGGTTCGATGTGGGCGATGATCTGGCCCATCTGGTAATTACCGCCCAGCGTGTTGCTCTCAAACCGGAATCGCATTTCACGACGAATCTCGCGGAAGTACACCAACTGTTGCTGGCGGTCGGTCAGCGTTGCATAGATGATTTGCGGATCGCTTGTGACTTCACCGGCTCTGGCGTTTGCACGACCTGTGACTTGCACCGTCATGTTTCCAGAGAGAATGAAGTCTGGTTCCATGTACTCAATACGAACCGCCATATTCTGCGGTTGCTCAGAAGTCAGCAGCGACATATCCGCCGTTTC